GTGGAAAGAATGAATCATGGGTTAAATGAAAGGCAAAAAAGATTTGCTGATTATTTCATAGAAACGGGAAATGCAACTGAAGCATATAGAAGGGCTGGTTACGATTGTAAAAGTGATTCTATAGTATCGGCTGGTAGTTCTCGTTTGTTAAAGAATGTTAATGTTTCAGCTTATATTGATTCTCGCATGTCTGACGTTGATTCTAAGCGTATTGCGGATGGTAATGAAGTATTAGAGTTTCTAACATCTGTAATGCGTGGAGAAGCTACAGGAAAGACATTACGCGGTGTTGGTATGGGTGAACAAGTTATCTCAACAATAGAGCCGTCAATAGGTGAACGGATCAATGCGGGAATTCAGTTAGGTAAACGTCATAGATTATGGATCGAGCGCCAGGAAAATGAGACAACCGCAAACGTTACGATCAATGGATCAATTGGTGATACCTGCCCAGACTGTAACAAACATTATAGGGAGTGTGAGTGTTAATGACTTATAGCAACTTTATGATCATGGATGATAAGGGCCTTATTGGAGGGAAACAGGGCGATATTGTAACGCTGGCACGTTTCTATGATAAGGATCATGTCTTGTGCATTGATAAGGACAATAGAGAGATTCTATTAAAACTAACACGATTAAAAACAGCTTGGTCATGTATTAAGTGTCATTACACATACGACAATAGGGGGAATTGTAAATGTCTACGTTAGAAGCCTGGCAAAGCATTGCTGTATCTATTCTGCTGTTATCAATGGTAACTGTACCAATGGCCCTATTGAATAGATGTGAGAGGAAAAGGAAGGAATGAGTAACAATGTAAACATAGACATAATAAACGTTATTTCAAAGCGATTCAGAAAGGTTTATTACCTATCAGAAATGCGTGATTGTTTGCGTTATGTGTTAAAGGGTGGCCGTGCGTCTGGTAAAAGCTACTTCATACCATTCCGCATACTAATGGACATCATGGAATATCCGATCAGTTGGCTGGTATTACGTAAGGTACAGAATACTATTGTCAGATCAGTATTTGAACAGCTAAAAGAAGCAATGGTGATCCTGGGCATTAAGCATTTATTCCGTTGTATTCCGTCGCGCCTGATCATGGAGTACAAACCACGGGGAAACAAAATATACTTCCTGGGGTGTGAAGAACCAGAACGGATCAAGTCTATTAAAGATGCTGAATTCCCGATCATGGGAATGTGGGTGGAAGAGATCGGTGAGTTTAGAAAAGAAGAAGAGATTTCTATTATTGAGAAGTCAGTGTTACGTGGTGAGTTTGAGATCAAGCCAGAGCATAGGCCAGAACTACCAAACTATGAATATACATTCTTCTACAGTTACAACCCGCCTAAAAGACGCGCTCACTGGCTGAATAAGAAATATAACAGTTCGTTCATACCAGATAACACACACGTAAACCATTCAACGTATTTAGATAATGATTATTTAACAAAGGCGTTCTATGAAGAAGCTGAAATTGAAAAGAAAATGAACCCGTTAAAGTATCGCTGGGAATATCTCGGCGAAGCAATAGGGTCTGGCGTTGTACCATTCGATAACATTGTTAGTGCTGAAATAACGGACGAACAGATCAGTCAATTCGATAACATACGCCAGGGAATTGATTTTGGTTATGCTACTGATCCGCTAGCGTTTGGCCGTATGCACTTTGATAAAAAGAAGAACACGTTATACATATTCGATGAATTATACGGCGTTCAAATATCTAATAGAAAGCTGGCTGAATGGATCAAGAAAAAGGGATACCAGGACATTGAAATAACATGTGATAGCGCCGAGCCGAAGTCTATAGCCGAGTTAAAGAATGAACATGACATACGAAAGGTTAAAGGTGCTAAGAAAGGGCCAGATAGCGTTGAGTACGGCACGGAATGGCTGGGCGATCTATACGCGATCGTTATTGATCCGAAACGTTGCCCTAATACATTGAGCGAGTTTGAAAACGCTGATTGGGAAACAGATAAAGACGGCAACCCTAGACCACGTTTACAAGATAAAGATAATCACACAATTGATATGGTGCGTTATGCAATGGAAAAGGACATGAGGAAACAAGGAAAAGTAAGAAGTATGTCCAGATCACAATTAGGATTCTAAGGAGGGCCCTATGAGTTATTGGGAACGATTAAAGAGAGTGGCTGAATTAGCAAAGAGAAGCCCAGAAGAAGTTGATAAGATCATCATGTTAAACGGTGCGCAAAAGGGTAATTTCTTTGATGTGTTGGCCCAACTAGAAAAAGAAGTAGGATTATAGAAAGGATTGATAAGATGCTTACATTTGAAGAAGCGAAGGAATTTTATTTTGATTTTAGGATCAAAGAAGGAGTTGGAAATAGTAAGGGGTATTTGGCCCTGCAAAAACTATACAAATACTACATGGGACATCATGAAATAAAGAATAAAAAGGATAGGAAGAACGGTAACAAGACGTTTAGGATCGTTCACAACTTTCCTAAGTACACGGCAACGATCAGCACGGGTTATTTCATGGGGATGCCTGTAACGTATAACACAACGGAAACTGAAGCATTAGAGCCAGCACTTGACATTATGGATGAAAACGACGGGCAAACAGTAGATTATGATAATGCCCTTGATATGTCTATTTATGGCCGTGCATTCCGCTTGTTCTATCACGATGAAGAAGGCGAATTGAATTATAAAGACATTGATCCGCGTCATACAATCGCTATCTATGATGACTCTATTAAACCTAAGATCACAGACGTTATTCGTTTTAGTGAGACAGTAACGAAAGATAATGAAATCAAGGTAGAAATGACGATCTATGACAAGGTGCAATACATTAAATACTCGTTTGTGTATGAAGGAAAGATTTTAGGACAACCATTAAACGAAATCCTAGACATTTCCATTGAGAACATGAGCCAGGAAGAAGAACAGGCACACAACATTGTAGATGAAGACGGAAACCCACGTATTCCAGTTATTAAGATACAGAACAATAAGTTTGAATTAGGAGACTACGAAGATATTCTACCAACTATTGACGCGTACAATGATCTGCAATCTGGATCAATGGAAGACTTATCTGACTTCACTGACGCGATCCTAAAGCTGGTTAACATGAATGAAACAAACCAGGATGATATAAACAGCCTAAAAGAAGATAAAGTAATGCTGTTAGATGAAAATGGGGATGCTGAATGGCTTGTAAAACAGATCAATGACACGTTCAACGAGAACATGAAAACCCGTGTAGAAAACGATATTCACAAATATACATTCGTTCCGAACATGAATGACAAGGAATTCGGCGGTAACCTGTCTGGGATCGCTATTAAATATAAATTGTTGGCCCTGGAGCAAGTGCGCGGGCAAAAAGAGCGTATGTTTAACCGTGCGTTAACAGATCAATTAGGGATCATCAAAGGATACCTTGATAAGTTACCAGGATCAAAAGAGTTTGGATTAAAAGACGTTAAAATCCAATTTACACCTAACTTACCAGCTAACTATTTAGAAGAAGCTGATCTTGTTGTGAAATTGCGTCAAGCTGGACTACCAGATAAGTTTATCTATCAATATCTATCTGCTGTACAAGACATTGAACACTTAATAGAAATGAAGAAAGAACAGGAGGAAGAAGAGTATGACTCGTACAAAGATACTTTCAGTGGGGAAAATGATAACGTGGAAGAACAAGGAAAGAACGATGCTACACAAGAGCGACAACTTTCTGACGGTGACAAAGATCAAACGCCAGGAAAAGGAAAGTAGATCATGAACAGTGAAGCATATTGGGCCAAACGTGCTGAAGCCCAGGAAGCGAAAGGATACATTGAAGCCGAGAAACTAGAAAAGCGTATGCGTCAATCATTCGCACGCGCTGAAAAGGAAGTAACGGCCGAAATGCGGGCCTATCTATCGCGAAAGGGTTTTGACTATAGCGAATTGGTCAAGGCTCTTAATAAGCGAGAGAAACATGACAGGCGTATTAGTTTAGTAGAGTTTCTGAATGAATTACAAAATAGTGATCAAATCATAGCGCCGAACATTGCCCAGGATGTAAAAGTCCACCTGGACATGAAAAAACTTAGTAGATTAGAAGCCGTACAAAGTGAAATGCTTATCAAGTTAGGAAAAAGAGCGTTGACAGAAGAAAAAAGTCTTTGCGACCTATTTATATCAACGTTTAAAGACACTTTGATCAGTAATAAATACGACTTTTACAGACACGGTATACAAAGTAAGGTCTATGAAATTAATGACAAGATGATTAAAAGTGTGTTAAGTTACCCCTGGAGTGGTAACCAATTCAGCGATCGTTTATGGGAGAATAAGAGAACACTATTATTCCATTTACGAGGTGAAATGACGCAAGGTGTTTTACAGGGCTTACATGCTGATGAAATAGCTGTACGGTTTGCGGAGAAGATGAAAGCGCCGTTGCGTAATGCCATTACTATGATCTATACAGAACAAGCCTATTTCTACGGAAAGGCCACGTTAGACAGTTATGAAGAAGCTGAAATTGATAAGTACAAACTACATGTAACATTCGATGCCAGGACTTCACAACGCTGTCGATCGTTAGACACTGGAAAGATTTATATAACGGCCGATGCAAGCCCAGGAAGTAATTACCCTCCATTGCATGCACGCTGTCGAACGCTGGCTATTCCATACTTTGAGGGCATACGATACGCAAATACACGTATGGTACGAGATAAGAACGGAAAGAGCATAGAAACAAACGGCGTGGAAATGACATATAAACAATATGAGAAACTATTTCAACCGAAGTAGGTGATAGAATGAAAGGTTTAGAACAGCAAGACAAAGTAAGTTTAGTAGGCGCTCTATTAGGAGTGTTAGGATCAGCTAGTCAAGAAGTTGATCAAACGCTACTAGATGAAAAAATGACAATCCTAAACGCGGTGACGGATGACACGACACCACGACAACGAAGAGAGTCATTAAAGAAGGTTACAGAACTAATTTTAAAAAGTCTGTAACTATATAAATTTTATACAATAAACGTGGACTTAGACACAGAAAACTAAGGTTTAGTAATAACTTTATAGTCACTGGCGACTTTAAACCAGGAGGTAACAAATGAAAAAAGTATTAGTAAGCACAGGTATTGTGAAACCTGCTATTCGATTAAGTGATATTAAACACGGCCTACAATTCTTTTCTGAAGGTGGAGAAGGTGACGGCGGTGAAGGTTCTGAAGGTGGCGAAAATGGAGAAGGTGGCGCGGTTACATTCACTAAAGAGCAATTAGAGGAACGTGTACAAGCTGAAGTAAATCGCGTTGCTGGTAAAATCCGAAAAGAGGAAGCGCGAAAAGCTAGAGAAACAGCCGAAAAAGAATTCGGTGACAAAAGCAAAACAGAAATTGAAACATTAATGGACGAAATGCGAACGATCAAAGAAGAGCGTGACCAGGAAAAGAAAACTGCTAACGCTTTGAAAATGAAAGATATTGCTATCGCAAAATTAAGTGATGCTGGTTTTGGTGCTGGCTTTGCTATGAACGTGATCGGCGAAACTGAAGAAGAGATTGCAAAGAATGTAGAAGCATTCAAAGCAAATCTGGACGGTGAATTAACTAAGCGCGTTAAAAGTAATTTAGCTGATAAAACACCAGGTGGATCGAAAGACGCTGGCGAAAAAGGCGGTAGTGATCCGATCCGTGACGCTTTCATGAAAGAATGGCAATAAGGATTGTGACCGATGGAATTGAAGTCATTATAAAAGCAATTCCAATACTATTAAACAAAGAGAGAGGATTTACGAAATGACTACATTAAATCTTACTGAAAAGTTTTCACCTTTAGTTGACGAGCGTTTCGCGCCGTCTGCTGTCACAACTGCATCAACAAACCAGGATTATGAATTCACTGGAGCAAAAGGGATCAAAATTACATCTGTTCAAACTGTAGAAATGAATGATTATAAGCGATCTGGTCAAGGTCGATATGGTCAAGCTGATGAATTAGGAAACGATCTACAGGAAGAAATCATGAAAAAAGACCGTTCATTCACATTCACAATGGACAAAATGAACGAGGAAGAAAGTGAAGTAAAGGTTGCACCAGCGATCGCACGTCAAATGCGTGAAGTTGTTATTCCAGAAATCGAAACATACCGCTTAAAAGTTATGTCTGAAGGTGCTGGAACAAAAGTAGACGGTGCTATCACTAAGACAAATGCTTATGAATCCTTCCTAGCTGGTCAAGAAACGTTGGATGATCACTTTGTACCAGAAAACCGCGTGTGTCATGCGACACCTGCATATATCAATAAATTAAAGCTAGACGATAACTACACGAAAGCTAGTGATCTAGCACAAGGAACAATCCTCTTAAAAGGTCAAGTCGGTGAGGTAGACGGCGTCGCTATCATCAAAACACCAAAGTCATTTATGAATGGTCAAGAATTCATTATCACTCATAAGTCGGCAACTGTTGCACCTGTTAAATTGGCTGAAACAAAAGTACACCTTGATCCACCAGGAATTTCTGGAACGTTAGTAGAGGGCCGTTTCTACTATGATGCATTCGTGTTAGACATGAAGAAAAATGCAATCTATGCACACGCTGGAAAAGTTGAAAAGGCTACTGCTAAAAATTAAGAGGGTTTCGGCCCTCTCTTTTTTAGAGATTAACACATGAAAATGATAACTACTTTTGATCGTTACGCTAAATCTACTCAAAAAGAGTATACGGCCATGCAAAAGGAATACATTGAAGACATTCTTATCCCTGTAGTGACAGAGTTTATCGTTGGTTATACTGGCGTTGATTTTGAAGCTGAAGGGCGTGAATTCCCTAAATCTTATGAGGTTGTAGCGTTTAGATTAATAACTTATCACTTATCTGGCGAAGGTGCTGACGTTGTAAGCGAGCAAATGGGATCGTATCGCGTTCAATACGGGCCAGAAGGGATTTATCCCAAAACATTATTAACAGGGCTATCAAGGCGAATGAGAACACCAAGTGTGCGTATTCGTGGGCGTAGGCCAGAAGGAAGGTAACAAATGCGGATCGCGGGATTACTGGCCAAGCACGGCAAACCTACGGAAATACAGCGTAAAGGCGAACGGGACAAGAAAAACCCGTATGACAAAGGCGAATTTAAGAAGATTAATGAGGTTGTAGCCATTGTTGATGAATTGGTAACAGGATCACCAGCGGGCTTTAAACAGGATCGCATTGTTAACTCAACTGACGCTATTATGTATTGTTCCGTTATTGATGTAAGGGCTGGAGATAAGGTTATACAAGATGGTAAAGAGTACCGTGTAACTAAAGCGTCAAACCCTTATAACTCTAACGATCATATAGAGGTCGCGCTGGATGTGTGGTCATAATGGGCGAATTCATATCAAGGCGCGCTGAATGCGAAAGAAGGACGGCACAATTGCAAAAAGTGGCCCTTCAAAGAGCGATCAAACATATTGAAGCACAAGCGAAGATAAACACCAGGAAAAAGAGTGGCGCAACTGCCAGAACAATTACAAGTAAAGTAACTGGTGAAGGTCAAAACTTACAGGCAATTGTGGGCGGGAACGATGACAATTTAATATATGAAGAATTCGGAACGGGTATTTATTCCGAGAAAAACGGCCGAAAAACACCGTGGAAGTACAAGGATAAAACCACAGGTAAATGGTACGTTACACGCGGTAAAAAGGGAACACGGGCCATGCGTAAAGCTGGAGAGAGTTCGAAAGGCCAAGTAAAACAAATTATTGCGCAAACAATGAAGGGTGGTATGGGTAAGTGATCCAGGTTGTTGAGTACGTCAATGAATTGTTGTGGGACATTGCTGATCCACTCGGAATTGATGTGCATTATGAGGAAGCTGTAGGCGAAAATATACAACTGCCTTACATGGTATTCGATCTGCAAAGTGACGCTACTATGAGTAAGTACAGTGAAAAGTTTACGGTAACTGTAAATATATGGGGTGTTTCCGAACACTTCAAAAAACTGGACATTGTGAGCCAGGAAATCTATGACGCGGTTGTAAATCGTACATTGATCAATGCATGTAAACCGCTAACGATCCAAACTGATTTTATATCTAGAATGAATCTACCTGTCGATGATCTCGAAATGAGGTGTAAAGAAGTTAGATTCAGCCTAGTTAAATATAGAACGTCAGGACATGACACAAAATAATCCATGAGGTGACAAAGCATGATTGCACAATTTAATAAATTCACGCCAGAAAACATTGTATTGGGATCTGGTACAGGCATTTTCTTTAACTGGAAACAAGGTGAAGAAAAAATGATCGACGTAGGCGCTACACAAGGCGACTTGTCATTTACTTATGCACCTTCTTTAGAAGCTATTAAAGCACGCGGTGTGCGCGGTAAGGTGAAAGGCCTACAATATGTATCTGAATCAGAAACAAAGATGAAAGCGGGCTTCCTGGAGTGGATCAGAAAAGAATTAATCAAACACTTCTTATTGAATGCTCAAATTAGTGAGTATACACAAGACGGAACAGAGCCAGGAAAAGTAAAAGGTAAAGGCGTGATCATTCGCGGAAATGAAAACCTTATGAATGCTTGTGGGAATGATGTTTACATTGATGACATTACTGTAATTGGTCGAAGTAATGACGGTAACATTTATCGAATCACGATGTTTAACGCGTTGCCTACATCTGGGTTTGAAGCTGTATTCAGTGAAGCTGAAGTTGCTCCAGAGGTGGAATTTACAGGACATAACGATCCAAACGATCCAATGACGCCACCATTTGAAATTGAAATCTTTGAGCCAGACGGCAAGTGCGGGCCAGACTTTGAAAAAAATCATGCGCGCGTATTTATAGACGCTGAAAAGATCGAAGAATAAATAACAGAGGGTTTCGGCCCTCTTTCTAAATACTAAAATACTTATCTCGGAAGGATGTTATATAAATGGAATCAGTACAATTCGAACTATTAAACGGTAATAAATACACTATGAAAGAGCCTAACGCAATGCAACGCATGGTTATTGCTGGTTTAGCTGGTAAACATCAATTATTAGGTGACGTACCTGCAAGTGACGTTGATAACTTCTTTAAAAGTGCACGAAAGCAAGCTGAAGGGAAAAAGCTAACTGATAAAGAGAATTCAAGTATGTTCAACTTTGCAATGCTGTTAAACAACAAAATTCTAATGATGATGGGTGAAGATGCTGAAGCAATGTTCAACCTTATGGCGGGTATGTCAGACCTTCCTAAAGGTGAAATGAAAGAGTTATGCGGATCAGATTTTGACATTGTATTCAATGCATTTAAGCGTGTTGGTGGTATTTCAGCTTTTATGAAATCCGTGACGAACCTAAGCATGTAATAGGTACTATTATTGATCGCATGGCCAAACGTTACGGATCGTTAAAAGATGTGTTAGAACTTCCCTGGAGTTTCTTAATAGATTTATATATGACTGTAACGGACAAGGCCATTGAATACGATATGCGCTGGGACGCTTATATAAATAATCCTTTCCGTGATAAGTCATTTAGTGATTACTTAATTGAAACAGGTTACCACGATGGAAGTAACCAAAAGAAGAAAGAAAGTCTACCTGTTGAACAAGTCATGGCAAACGCGCGCGAATTAAGTAAACAGTTTAGGAGGGAATAAGGTTGGAAGTATTCAAGATATTTGGAACACTAGGTTTAAAAGATACTGAATACAGGAACGGCCTAAGAAGGAGTGAGAACGAGGGGCGTAAAGCCTCTCAATCTATCTCTAATGGCTTTAATCCTGTTAACAAAACATTTGGCATGGTTGGCGCTAGCGCTGTAGCAATGGGTATAGGCCTTGCTGGAGTTGCTGGCGCTTCTTTAGGTTTAGCAACTGGATTGGTTGGCGCTGTAAAAGAAGGTATGTCATTTGAAAAACAAATGAGTAAAGTACAGTCTATTAGTGGATCATCTGGCCATGAAATGGGAGAATTAACCGCAAAAGCCCGTGAATTAGGTAAGTCAACCCGCTATAGCTCTACTGAAGTTGCTGAAGGTTTCGAATTTATGTCTTTAGCTGGTTGGAATGCTAGTCAACAGATTAGCGCGATCGGCCCACTGTTGAACATGGCCACGGCTGGAAACATGGAATTAGGACGGGCAACCGATATTGTAACCGATACGATGACTGGTTTTAGCATGCAAGCGAACGAAGCTGGAAAAGCGTCTGATTTATTCGCGGTTACGCAGTCAAAAACAAATACAAGTATTGATCAATTAGGGGAAGCAATGAAATATGTTGCGCCAGTTGCAAACGCGTTTGGTATGGACTTATCAGAAACAAACGTTATCCTGGGGGAATTTGCAAACGCTGGTACAAAAGGATCAATGGCGGGTACTGCTTTGCGTGCTGGTTTATCTCGTTTAGCTGGGCCACCTAAAGAAGCGAGCAAAGCCCTTGACGCGTTGGGGGTTTCAACAACTAACACTGATGGATCAATGAGAAATATACGTGATATTGTCGGCGATTTATCAAAAGGTTTCAGCAATTTATCACAAGAACAACAAATCGTTTCTGCAAAAGCTATTTTTGGACAAGAAGCCTTTTCTGCATGGTTGCCAGTTATTAAAGGTGGTACAGCGGAATTTGATAGATTAAAACGTTACATGGATATGTCAAGCGGGTCTGCTGATATGATGGCCAAAGTCATGTCAAACAACCTTGATGGAGCGACTAAAGGCATGATGTCAAGTGCTTCAAACCTGGGGTTAGTTTTATATGACAAAATGACGCCAGCGTTACTAAGCGCCACAAACGGAACAACTGGACTTATTGGAACGATCACAAACTATCTTGATCCAACTGGACAAGCTGTAGAAGCTACACAATTGCTTGCTGGTACAAAAAACCAACTAGCAATGGAAGAATTGATTCTACAGAATGAACTTAAAGCGGGGATAATAAACGAACAAGAATACACGGAGAAAAAGAGACAAGCGGAACAGGTCATGCAAGAAAACCTAACCGCAAAAGGTATGCTTGCAACTAAAGAACAAGAATTAGCGGAACAACTAGCGATAGGCGCGATAAATCAGGAACAATATGACGCGCAAATGAGAGAGGCTGAAGTTGTGATGCAAAAGCGCGCTGAAGCTGTACAAATGGCCCAGGAGAAGGAGGCGCAATGGTCTGCTGTAATTGAGGGGATCATGGGGCCTTTACAATCTTTAGGTACAGCCTTTGTTGATTTATGGAATGCAAAATCTGGTGAAGGCGTCCCGAATAGCGCAAAAGAGATTTTCACTCAAATGGGATTATCTCCAGAAGCGCAAGCAATGGCAATGGCTGTTATTGATGGTGTTAAACAGGGAATAGATTTAATCATGGCCCTGGTTACGGGGGATTGGGGAGAAGCCAGCAAGATAGCGGAAAAGATCGGTCTAACGCCAGAAACTCAACAAACAATAGCTGACGTTGTAACAGGCGTTATCAGTATTGTAACAAACCTAGCTAGCGGTGTAATGTCTCTTATCGGCCCTATCGGATCATTCATATCTATGTGCTGGGATGGCATTTTACAGGTTACTAATGCTGTTTGGGGTGCCATTTCTCCATATGTAACAACTATAGTAAACCAGGTGAATTCTGTTGTAACATCGGTAATCGGCCGTGTGAAATCATTCTGGGATAACAACAACCAGGCAATAAAACAGATAACTGAAGTTATTTGGGGTGTAATTTCGGTAGTATTCCAAACAGCACTAAACGTTATTCTGGGCATTATAACAACTGTTTTTCCTGTAATTCGTGGTATTATCGAAACGGTAATGAACGCGATACAATTAATAATATCACTTGTTTTAAACTTGATCACTGGAAATTGGGAAGGTGTCTGGAATTCAATAGTTACATTCTTCCAACAAACATGGGATACGATAGTGAATGTTGCTGACGGTGTTTTAAACGGCCTGTTATCATTTTTCCAGGGTACTGTTAACACAATAGGTACAGTGTTCAAAGTTGTAACAAAAGCTATAGGCGGGCCATTTGAAGACGCTTGGAAGATTGTTGATAAAGTTGTTGGATGGATCGGAAAAGCTGTAGATAAAGTGAAAGGTTTCATAAGTGGTATAGCGGATTCTGCAAAGGCTGTTGGTGGTGCTGTCGCTGGTGCTCTAGGTTTTTCTGCTCCTGCTCCTGCATCTGGCGGTGGCCGTAGTATGGCCGTATCCTCTAGTGTTGGCGGTTTCGCAAACGGTGGTGTATTTAAACCAGGTATGGAACGTATGGTTAAAATCGGTGACGCTAAAGGCTACGATGAAGCGATCATGCCATTAAATGACGATGTATTCCAGAAGATCGGAAACGGTGTAGCGGAATCGTTAGGCGGTACAGGTGGCAAAGATCAAGATATTCATTTGACTGCTAAAGTTGAAATGGACGGAAAAGTTGTAGGTGAATTAGTTGCTGACACTGTAGAGCGTGTAAACACTAGAAAGAAAGAAACTAGAAAACTATTTTAAGAGGTGAAAGAATGAAGTGTTTTGATAAATTAGCATTCTTTAGTTTTAACGGAAAAAGAAATGATAAGGTGATTCCATTACAGGGCGTTAAACGTCCTGCGTGGGCCCCTATTGAACGAACATTCTTAGAAGTACCGCATTACCCTGGCGGTCGTTTATTGCGTACAGAAACGAAAATGAGAGAAATTTTAATACCTGTAGCATTCATCTATGAGACATCGGAACAAGGCGAAAAATTAAAAGAAGAATTGGCCGATTGGCTTTATACAGATCAACCAGCCGAATTAATTTTCGATGATGAAAAAGAACGTACTTATTTAGCTGTTATTGATGATGAACTTGATCCAAACCAATTAGTCGATATTGGACAAGGTGTGTTGAAATTTATATGCCCTATGCCCTACAAATTAGGAAAAACACAAAATGTAGAATTCAAACAAGATTCATCATCGGAACAAAACGCATATTTCACAAATAAAGGCACTATAGAAGCAAAGCCGATCATTGAATTAGAAATGACGAAACCAGCGACAAACCTTGATGTATGGTTTGGAAACTACCCTAATGAGCGCCAATATTTCCGCATTGGTCAACCTATGTCAATTGAAGATAAGCCAGTACAAGAAAATGAGCGCGTGTTATGGGATGAAATGAACAATTTAGTTGGATGGACCGACGCGGGGAAAACAGTACCAGGAATGGAAAGCACGGGTAAATTTAAAGTGAATGAAGGACGATACGCGTTTGAAGTTGAAGATTTTGGCCCGCCGAAAGACAGATCATTTACAGGCCCTATCCTAAAACGATCAATACCAGGTGGCCCGCTTACTGACTTTAAAGTTGAAGCATATGTGACACTGAAAGCTAAAAACTTCTATGAAATGGGACGCGTTTCATTGTTCTTACTAGATGAACAAGGCGAACTTGTCGCCGACATTAACATGAACGATCTTTATTGGACTGTAGAGAGAACACACGGTTATGCTGTTATCGGAAACAAAAGCCAACCGAATAACACTAGGAAAATGTTTGATTCTGGTGGTAACGGCAATACTGCTTTCAATAACTTTTACGGTCGTATATCAATCGCTAGACGCGGGCGAACGTGGTCTGTATACTTTGCTAGATTCAGAAGCGGAACAGAAATAGACGACGCTAGCGCGGTGCAATACTTTACTGATGATGAAAATAATCCTATGACAGTAACGGGAAGAAGAGTGGCCCAGGTAGCTATAGGTATTCAACGTTGGCAAGATAATGCGCCAGTCGATCTCATGAGAATTGACGATCTTAAAATTTGGAAGGTCAACAAAGTGCCAAATGGCGGGAAGCCTTTTTTGCTGGACATTGGCGACAAAGTTATAATAGATACAGAGCGTTCACTTGTTACAATCAACGGAACGGACGCTATTTCCGCTAAAGATATTTTTAGTTCATTCCCTAAGATCATAAGAGGGGAAAACAGACTTTCAATTATGCCACCAGACATAAAGGGAAAAGTAACATATAGAGAGAGGTACAGATAATAAATGCAAAATACAGAACTTCACATAATAGACTTTAAAACACAATCCATCGTGGCTACATTCCAGGACCAAGACTATTGGGATGATATGCGAGAGTGGGAATTAAAAAATAATGTTGACATTCTAGAATTCAAAGTCTTTGATGGGACGCGCCAATCAGTGACGTTACAACAACAAAACCTAATATTGCGCCAGGATCGACAAGGAAATGTAATTCCGTACACTATCGAAGACGAAGTTGAAAAAACGGCAAAAGATCGTTCTATCACAGTTAGGGCGGTCGGATCATGGACAGGGTTAAGGAAGGCTGGCTTTATACGTCCGCAAAAGTTAGAAGGTCTTACAGCACATCAATATGTAGCGCTAGCAACTAAAGGCACTAAATGGCAACCAGGCAACATTGATTATGCATCATTTAGAACAATGACATTAGACGAGTTCACCGATCCTCTAACTCTATTAAAGAAAACAGCAACTTTATTTAACAAAGAGTTGCAATATCGTGTAGAGGTTGAGGGATCAACTATCACTGGCTGGTATGTTGATTTAATCGAAAAAGTTGGTCGTGCCACTCGCAAAGAGGTTGAACTAGGGAAAGACTTAATCAACGTTACACGTATTGAACACACAAAGAATATCTGTACTGCATTATTAGGTTTCGCGCGCGGTCAAGATAACGAGGTGATCACAATTGAGGGCATCAACAACGGTGCTCCTTACATTGTTGATAATGAAGCATTTCAGCGCTGGAGTGAGAACGGTCAACATAAATATGGTTTTTATCAACCAGAAACAGAAGGAGAAATTGACGCAAAACGTCTTATGACTCTTATGAAAACCGAAATGGAGAAAAGAAAGAATTCTTCAGTCGGATATGAAGTAGACGCGATTGACATTGCTGAAGTGTTTGGCTTACGTCATGAATTGATCATGAAGGGTGACACAATCGGCATTAAAGACACGGCGTTTACACCTGCATTGTATTTAGAAGCGCGAGCGATTGGCGGTAAGGAGTCGAACAGTAACCCAGATAGAAATAGTTATACATTCGGTGAATATCATGAGATTGTTGACTATGACGCTGAAATGCGAAAAATGTACAACCGTGTGCAAGGATTACTTGAAAATAAGGCGGGTAAACCTCTATTAGATCAACTTAATAAACTTGTACAAGAACAAGAAAAGAAAATGGCTGAAGTTGTCGAAACTAATCAACGTGTAACAGAGATAACAGAAAAGTTAGAAGAAATGGTTACTCAAAATTCTGTAACGATCCACGACGGGCCAAACCCGCCAACAGAAGGATTAAGAGAAGGAAAGTCTTTGTGGTTGGACACTTCAAACGGAAAACCTGGAATCCTTAAAATATACCGTGGTGGTAAATGGGAAAACGTTAATGAAGATTTTAGCGGACTAGAAAAACAAATTCGTGACCAGGTACAAAAAGATGTACAAGCTACGACAGATCAATTAAACAAAAATGTACAAAACATGGAGAAAAAAGCTGGCGAACTAGAAAAAGAATTCGGAACGCTTAAAGGCTCACAAGAGTCCCTTGACAGGATCACAAAAGAATTAGTAGAGAATGACAAGGGCACGCAAGAAAGTATCCGACAAATCAAAGGTGACGCGTCTAAGATAGAGGAAAACATAGTATTGATCGGAAAAACTTTAGATGGCTTCACGCAAGAGGTAACACAACTAAAGAAAACAGATAGTGAATTGAAAGAAACAACTGTTAAACAACAACAGTCGATCAATGGTATCTCTAATTCTATTTCTGAAGTGAACAAAAGTTTAAGTGGGCAATCTCAAAAACTAAATACTTTAGAGAGCACAGTGGACGGAAATAAAAAGTTGATCCAGAGTGTAGAAAATAAAGTGAATGACTTCAGTGTAGGTACTAGAAATATTTTACTAAATACAACAGGTTTTTCTTTTAGTCACAACTCAGCAACGCCAAGTGATAAAGGTCATGGGTTTTTCACTGTTCCTGACGCTAGTCAATACCTGCGAAATAAATCATTCACGATCAGTTTCAAGGCTCGCACGAAAGGTTATAAAAAGCAAGGTAATAGCCCGTGGGTAGGACTAGAAATTACGGTTTCATATAAAGATGGTACTAAAGTGTGGCTACCATGTAGGGTTGAGGATCAATTAAAAGAAAATCAAGAATTCACAATGTACAGCGCTACTCATAAGCTACCAGATAAAGAAATTTCAATGATTACAGGTAACGCCGTTATCCGTCATATTGTCGGTGAAGTAGAAGTGAAAGAGTACCAGGTCGAAATGGGAACAATTGCTACAGACTATCAACCAGCGCCAGAAGACGCCAAAAAAGAAATGGATAGTTTCAAAAAGTTAACAACTGAAATAACTGAAGAAGCTGGAAGGACAACGAAGAAGTTAGAAAGTTTAGAAACTAATGTAAATAACATTGGTGGCGTGAACATTATTACTAATAACGTAATAGAAACTAAGAGGTTCGAGGTAACACCGCAAAACAAAGGTGATGCATCCGACAATTATAGATACGCTAGTTATTCTGCTGTAATGGATATGAATGAAACGTATACGATCAGCGCTAAAGTTACGCCAACGAAAGGTAATTTCAATGAGGTTTCTGTATATCCATACGAAAAAGGATTAAGTATTTTTGTTCCTATCATTAATGGACGTATTAAACATACTTTCAAAAAGACCGATATAAACACAAACAGAGTTTTAATATACGCTGGTAGAGCTGGAGAAACGAGAGATCAAGGAATATTGCTTGAAGATGTGCAAATAGAGAGAGGTTCTATTGCCACTACATATGGGCCAAACCCAAATATGTTGTTAGCTGAAGCTGATTTTACAAGAAAGACAAACGAGATCATTGACGATATTAACGGAACGAAACAACGTATCGAAAAGACTGAAAAGGATCAAGGAACTTTCAGAAATCAGTTAGCGGAATTCAATAGACGCGCCGACGGTTACGACGCAACGATCAAAACTATCAACCAAACAACAAGTAATCATGGGTCGCGTTTAAACACTGCTGAAGCTCAAATAAAGGCTAATTCAAATGAGTTAAAAGGTAAGATCACAATGAAAGAAGCTAGTGATTACGTAGGCGGTTTAGGCTCTTTAAATGACTTGAGAAACGCTGGATTTTTGGACGGTATGAAACATTGGGAAGTAACATCGACTAATAGCGGTCTAGATACAACTAAAACAAGAAATGGCTATAACTCTATCAGACTTATAAAAGCTGACGCAACAGGCGACGCATGGACAAACATATCATCAAACCCTTTGCCGTTATCACCTGGCGAAGAAATGGTTTTATCTGGATACTTTTTAAGCGATAACAAAGCATCAATAAACGATACTATAGGATTATACCTTGATTGGTGCGACGAAAAAGGAACTAGAATAAACGCAACAGGCCATAATTTTGTTATTAATTCAAATGACGTCTGGCAAAAAGAAGTGTTACAGTACAAAGTTCCGAACGATCCAAAAATTAAAACGTTCAGATACAGAGTGTTCTTAAAAAGAAACGGGCGTTTGTGGTTATCTATGCCTATGGCGCAACGTGGTAAAGTTGCCACTGAATTCATGGAGAATCCAAAAGACATTACAGACGTTGACAAGCTACGTGAAGACATTGCGGACCGTATCGCAACGGAACAATTCAATAAGGTTGTCCAAGAAATTAACCGATCCATTACAGCGAATTCAAAAGGAATTGAATTAAAAGCCGATGCGAACACTGTTTATACGAAACAGCAAGCCGATGGAACATTTGCTAAAGAAGCGCACGTAAAAACGTTAGAAGCTAAAATTCTAGTGAACGAAAGAAATATCAGTCTATCAGTAAAAGAGAATGATATTATTTCAAAGATCAACATGTCTAAAGAAACAATTTCGATTGAAGCTAGACGAATTAATTTGATCGGTTTTGTTACGGCCCAACATATTAAAGGGTCTGTTTTAGAAGGCGTTCGCATCAAGACAGCGCCGTCTGGTAAACAAAGATGGGTTGAATTGAATGAACAACATATCAACTTGTATGACAAAGGTGTTAACCGTATGTATTATGGTTTCTATGATTCTGGTAATGATGTACAGCCTACAATTGTACTAGGTAAAGGTTCAACAGGCGATCTTCTCGGTGCTTTAATCGTTCATCAAACAACGCCTGGCGGAAATGATTTTATGAAATCATTCGGACGTATCGGAATGGTACACCGTGTAGAAAACGGAAATCTTTTATTGAATTCATCTATTGAATTCCAGCGTGAAAACGGAGATATGATAATTCATTCATGGGGCCAGATCAACCTTAGAAGCAATACGCAAATGACGACTGAAACAAACGGTGTCATGTTCTTTAAAACAAACTGGACTAACGAAGCTAGCAATATGAATTTTGAAGCAACAAGAAATGTTGATTTCATGATCCATAATCAATTGTGGATGAAATCGAACAATACACAATGGTATCAATCTGGAAACGGTACGTTTGAGTTTGGTAAGAACGGCTCTAATCATGCTGGCATTACATTTAATGTGAACAATCCGAATGACGCTGATATTAAATTCGGTACTGATATTGTATTAAGGTCTTCTAATGTGTCTGGATACACCGGTAACATGCAAGTAAAGAATTACAATGGTACAGCGTTCCGTGACCTGGAAGTAAGGGACGTAAAACACTATGGCCGTATAAGCCAGGTATCACAAGGTAAATTAAAAACAGGTGTCAAAGATGTTAAATTTGATTCTTTAGAAAAGATTATGGCCCTTGATCTTAAATCATTCTATATGAAAACAGAAATTGAAAGATTATATGAAATGAGAGCTAACAGAGAGCCAGGATCGCCAGTACCGACTTACGCTGACATAAATATTAGTTACGGTTTCATTGTTGAGAAGACAGACCCAGTATTCCAAGTCCCTAAAGGTGACGCAATGGATATGTACGCCATTTCAGCGATACACATTGACGCAACTCAAAACATTAACCGCCGTTTAGTGGTGGCTGAAAGAGTCATAGAAACTCAAAACGATAGAATTTCCAATCTAGAAACTAAGTTGGAACAAGTGTTAGAATTACTAGGAAAGGAATGAGAAACTAAAATGGAAAATTTCATCATGGAGCAACTTGCAAGCGGTGGTGTTGTCGGCTTGTGTATCGGTGGGTTTGCCTGGCTTTTCCGCTATGTCTTAAAGCGTAACGAGATAAGGGAGGAAAAGCTAGAAAACACTATCGAAAGAGGTGTTGAACGAGAAAAAGAATATGTAACAGTCATTAGAGATAATCAAGATATTATGAAACAACAAGCCGAATCAATTCGAGATATTGGCGAGATTAAACATATATTACAAATTAAAACGAAAGAAAGAGAAGTGGACGAGGTGCATTGATTCAATATCAATGCACTAAAATCCAATTCTATTAAACAATATGAGAGAGGTTGATTACATGCAAATCAAACAAATGTTAGTACCAGAATATAAATATGAATTATTGTGTCCTAATCCTATGACACCAACTGAAATTACTCTCCATAATACTTATAATGATGCACCAGCCATAAACGAACGTAATAACGTAGCTAATAACTCACAAGGAACAAGTTTTCACGTCGTTGTAGATGATAAAGAAGCGATCCAATTAATTCCATTCAATCGCAATGCCTGGCACGCTGGAGACGGAGGAAGCGGACGCGGTAACCGTCATTCTATCGGAGTTGAAATCTGTTATTCTAAATCTGGTGGCCCGCGTTATGAACAAGCTGTACGAAATGCGATCATCGTTATTAGACAGTTAATGGATCAGTTTAACATCCCGATTGATCGTGTTAAAACACACCAAGAACGAAACGGAAAATATTGTCCACATCGTATGCTAGCCGAGGGCCGTGTAGGATGGTTTAAACAACAATTAGTTTCTGGTGATTACGTGCCACCAACTCCAATTCCGCAACCTGAACCACAACTACCATCTGGACAATATGATTCTAGTTGGTTTACTAAAGAGAGTGGAACATTTACATTGAACACAACTATCAATTTGCGTACGGCTCCATTTAGTAATGCGCCGTTGATCGCGACTCTTTCAAAAGGTCAACAAGTTTCATATGATGGCTACGGTATTGAGTTAGATGGTCATGTTTGGATCAGACAACCACGAGCAAACGGAACATATGGTTATATGGCAACTGGTGAGAGTGCAAATGGAAAACGTGTAGATTATTGGGGATCATTCAAATAAGCGAGAGCGTCCATTATAGGGCGCTCTTTTTTTGCCTAACATAGCACTTTCAAGTGTAAATGCTCCTTTAGGCAAAACACTTAAAGGAGGGTGTGATCAGTGATAACAACGTCGTTCCCTTGTATCTCTACTGTAATGGTATCGAATACACCTCTTATTGATTCCATTTTTGTATTGTCGTCTATAAGTCCCCAGAATTCACTTAATCTTTTTAAATTCTCGCGTATATGATCATGAGATATTTTGTTTTCTGCTGATAGTAACTTTTGTTCTAAATCATATATTTTTTCGTTTAATTCACCTACATCATTTTTATATTTCTTCTTTGATATATCGCCGTCAACATATAAATCCTTCAAACGTTCTATTTTACTTTTACATCGTTTTATTTCTCTTTGTATATCTTTAGTGTTAGTTTCTTCTTTTATCTCTATACGATCAATTTGGAAAGCGTCATGAATATATTCAGCAAATGCCTTGTCTAATTTTTCGTATCTTATTAATTTACCGTTACAAAAATGATCTGACGCGCGATCACATCTATAATATTTGTAGTAATAACCGCGTGATGAGACTCGCGTACCTTTCATAGGATGACCGCACTCTGGACAAAGAACAATTCCACTGAATGGATATACTTCATTTGATTTTGCCCTAGTTTGGTTTCTATTTCTCTTTTTGATCGCTTTTAATACTTCCTTATGTTCTTCTTTAGTAATAACAGGTTCATAACCTTCTACATTGATTGGCACAGTGCTTGTTTCTCCGTCACGTTTGTAACGCATTTCACCACTATAAAATGGATTGTGGGCGATCCTGGACGCTGTAGATATTAACCATTTTGTTCCGTTACGAGTTACCAGGCCTTGTTCATTTAATAATTTAGAAATTTTTTGGAAACCATATACTTTAGCTTTTTCAAATACAAACTTCACAATTTCAACTTCATGCGGTACTTGTGATATTACACCGTCATTCATAGCATATCCATATGGTGGGTAACCTGTAGAGATAAGGCCCAGGTCTTTCTTTTTCCTAACAACATCTTTGACACGTTCCGAGATCGTTTCACGTTCCCATTGCGCGGTGGAAACCATCATGTTTAGTATCATTCGTCCAGTTGCGGTCGCTGTATCAATTGATTCTGTAGCGCTTTTAAAATCAACTTCATGTTCCTTAAATACTTCCAGTAGATCATTTAAATCTTTTACCGATCTGGTGAAGCGATCCAGCCTGTAGACAAGAACAATATCAAATTTATTTGACTTTAGATCATGTAGCATTCGTTTTATTTGTGGCCTGTTCATGTTTTTACCGCTGTAACCATCGTCCATATAATCATGTACAACTTCCCAACCCTGGGACTCAGCAAAAGCCTGTAGTCTTAATAATTGATTTTCTAATGAGAATCCTTTTTCCGCTTGTTCATCTGTAGAAACTCTTCTATATATTGCACACTTCATTAGTATTCACCTATAACCTTTTTTACTTTTCCGATAACAGAGAATAAAGTTTCTCTTTCATCAATAGTTTGTTTTCTCAATAATGCATCAAGCGTAATTTCATTCTTATCTTTATAAACGCGTCTGATCAATATTTCATTATTTACGGCGATCAAGGCCATGTCTCCATTTTCTACAACTGACTGACGGTGTACGAGCGCTTTTGATCCCGCTGTTATTCCAAACATGCTATCATCTTGAACTTCATAATAGAAATGATCATTATTTCCGATCCATGAAAAAGGTGTATCTAAGTAACCAGAAGGATCATTCAATTCAATTTCTCCATACTCGCTTTTGATATTATTATAAATTGGTAGTTTCTTGACACCCATAACCGAAACAGATTCCGAACTATCAAGATCAACTATTTGTGCCTTAGTAACTCCTAAAGCGTCCGCGATTTTTTGAAGTGCTACCATTGGTATAACGCTTTTAGCATTGATGTAAGTTGACATTGTAGATCGTGCAATTCCAGTTGCATTAACCATATCCACCTGGCGGAATCCCTTTTTCTCCATCAAACGTTTAATATTTTCGGATTGTTTTAAGGCCATTTGTCTTTCTTTTTCTGTTTTAAAGTTTCTAGGCATGTCGTTTTTCCTCCAGTAAAGTTATTTATCTTGCCCATTTAGTATATAATAGAAGCGATTTGAAAATCAATACTTTTCATTAAAAAAGTTTAATAATTTATGAAAAAAGTTTAATAAAACGGGACAAAAAGTGTTGCTTTTATAAATAAGAAATGATAACATAAGTTTTGTAAGAGAGAACGAAAGAACGAAATAAATGAAGCATTCAAATATTTGGTTCTTTACATAATAATTTAATAGAGAGAGAGTGAACGAAATATGATGGAATTAACTTTCAGATTAGCAAGAAAGCGCATGAACCTATCTTTAGAAGAGGTGGCAAAAAAGGTGGGGATCAGCTATCCGACTTTGCAAAGACTGGAAAAGGACACTAGTAAGATCAAAATGGAAACGGCTACAAAGTTAGCTGAAATTTATTGCATTGATCCTATTAATCTTTATTTTGGTAAGGAATCCGATTACATAAAAATGGTACGAGAAACCTATCAGGCACGTTGCGAGGTCTGATATATGAAGTCCGATAATTTACAAATGAGTGATAAACATTTACAAAGTTTCTTTGATCCAATTGTAAGATTTTTAAAAGAAAATCCCGACTATTAAACAAAAGGGGAGAAAATCATGAACATTTTAGAGGTAACACAGAAGTTATCACAACTGAAAAAGCAAAAAAGCGAAGTAATAGCAAAGCAACAATTAATACAAAAGCAAGCTAAACAGTATGAAGGTACTGATCCAGTAGCATTAAAAGAATCCGCTAAAGAACTTCTTTATTGGTTGGACGTTGAGCAAGAAGTCAACAGAGAGATCAAGAAGTTTATCAAACTATCAAAATTGGAGGAAATGAAGCATGTCAAAAAAGAAGCGTCATTACACTAAAGGGCCACAAGTTATTGAAAAGGTAGTAGAAATTCATAAGCAACCAACATTACAAGAAGCGTGGGACGTTGTATGTGAGCACTTAGCGGTTGAATATAGAAACAGAGAAATATCATGGTTTGTTGATTGTGTAGGAACATACGGACATAGTTTAGGTGATGTCGTATTGCACACAGGAGGGTATGACGCTAAAAAGTTGGTCGTATCATCTAAAAACTATAAAAAGGATTTAGGGTGGTAACGATGGATTTCGAAAAACAAGCTATGCAAGCGCGCCTTGATCTAGCTGAAAGACAAATAACACAACGTATTGAAGCATTACAGAACAACGAAACCGCACATGGTTACAATCATATTGCGAAGTCTGAAGAAATAAATTTACACCTTGTATTATCAACAATCACTGGAAAACCAAATAAATTTATTGAATTCTAAGGAGAGATTTTATTATGACAACATCATTATATTCATTAACAGGAAGTTATCTTGAATTACAGCAACATATTACAGAAGACAACCAAGAAATGTTTACAGATACATTAGAAGCGCTGGACGAAGCGATTGAGCAAAAGGCCCTCGGAATCGTTCATGTAATCAAGAACATGGAAAACATGTGTGAAGTTATCAAAGCTGAAGAAGTGCGCCTTGCTGAACGTAGAAAGAAAACTGAAAAGGCTGTTACACGCTTAAAACAATACTTAATGGATAGCATGGAAGCAACTGATAATAAAAAGATTGAAACCGATCTAATGACAATCAGCATTAGAAATAACAAAGAATCGTTGCTGGTGCATTCAGAAGCATTTATTCCAGAAATGTATTACAAACCTGGTAAACCATCGTTAGACAAAACGAATCTATTAAAAGCGGTACAAAAAGGAATTATTGTAGAGGGCGTAACAACTCATAGAACGAAATCATTATCAATCAAATAGGGGTGATCATATGACGTATTTAGAAGCTGTAAAAGAAGACCGCCAACAATGTATGGACGGCTTAAAAGAATTAGTTGCATTACCTAAACTAGAAACAAGGTACACAAACCTTGCAAGCATAGCGATAAACAAGGAAATAAAATGGTTAATGGCATGTATTCATGATATGAATAAAAAGATCAAACTGGAGGAAAAGAAGAATGACAGAAACTAAAAATACTGAAGTTGCGCCAGATCAAATTGAAGTTACTGAAGAAGAAGTAAATCATTTTAAGCGAATGTTTGCCCTTAATGTAAACGATAAGTTAGAAAAGAAAAACGGTTTATCTTATCTTTCGTGGGCCTGGGCCTGGGCTGAAACAAAGAAAATTGATCCACGGGCCAAACAACACGTTCATTACTTCCCGTATGAAGGAAATATTGATGTTCAAGTGCCATATTTAAAAACGCCTAACGGTTTCTTTGTTCAAGTATCGGTGACGATCCACGGTCACACAGAAACGGAAATGTTACCTGTATTGGATCATAGAAACAAACCTATAGCAAATCCGAACGCGTTCGAAATAAACAAAAACCAGAAACGTTGTTTAGTTAAAGCTATCGCGTTACACGGCCTGGGGTTATATGTATACGCTGGTGAAGATATTCCAGAAGGTGCTGAAGGTGGCCCAAAAACTTTAGCTGAAAAAACAAACCAGGGATCAAGAAATAATGAAGTTGATAAATTGAAGAAGATTGTAACGGCTAAAAAATTCGCACTAGCAAAACAAAAGAATTGTGATGTTAAAGCAATTGACGGATCACTTTCAAAACGTATTGTCGGCTGGACTAGCTACACTAATGATCCTAGTCTATTAGAACAAGCTAAAAAAATACTAGAGGAACAGGGAGCATAAACAAATGAACCTAAAGTACATGAAGGTAATAACGCGCAAACGTTTAAGAAATAACTTCTCTTTTGGTAAGGAAAGTGACAAAACAAAACCATTCGCAAAGAAGTCATACAATCTATTTACTTTGATAGATCAAACTGACGAACTTTTAAACCGTGGTTATGACTTTGTAGAGCCGATCTATATGGTTGTAGAAGTAGATGATGAAGAAAGGCCAAAGTCATGCACACGGCAAGAGCCAGGGAGTTTAAGAAGGCCTTACAGAGATACATTAGCATTCAAAGAGAATATGTATTTCGAAGCATTAATGAAGAAAATCTAATTCTATTAAACAAAGGGAGATAATAACGATGAACAAAATTATTCATTTCAATATTGAACACGCGAATAAACTCGGAATGACGCCAGCGGTTATCCTGGAGTATGTGAATGACATTTCATTCTTAGAAGAAAATAAAGTTGTTACATTTGATATTGATGAAGCTATCGAAGAATTACAGTTATCTTATGAAACTATGAAAGAAGCGTTTAGGGAGTTAGTAAGTTTTGGTTACCTGGAGACGAAGAAACGCGGTAACACTCAAATTGTACAGCTTAAAAAGAAGGTTAAAACAGCCGATCAATATTTCTATATTAAACCTGGTGATAAACGATTTAATCCAAAAATGTTTTTGGCCCGCACAATTCTGGAAGATCACGGCGGTTGGGCAACAAACAAATTCATGTATGAAACATCTGGAATTTTCAACAAAGACACTGGAAACGTTATGTTAAATGGAATGGTAAGGAAAGGAATTCTTGAAAGAAGAAGGGATAATGAACGTACTGGAGTAGGCAAAGGCAACGGGAAGCAAATTAGATACAAATACAAAGGAGATAAGTAATTATGAATAACAACAAATTATGGTTTAGTACAGAAGTAGCAAACGAAACATATAACATTAGTACAGCTATTTTATTACAAAGATTCCAGGAGATCGCAATTAAACAAGATAGTAGAAAGATAGAAATAGTATACGGCGAAATGTTCCCAGAAGTAGAAAATGGATTCATGAAGAACAGGTTGCACCTATTGAATACAATTAGATCGTTAGAAATGTATGGTTACGGGAAGTTTCACAAAGGCAATGGAGCAAAGAGGATCAAACCAGTGTTTGAGATCGACAAAGAATATCACGAACCAGACAAATTCATTGAACACGATTACTTAATAAACGATGGAATCAAACTGAAGTATGTTCACAATATGTTGGTTAGGTTATTCGGATCGGAAACGATAGATTTACATGAATCTGAATTGGTGGAAATAATAGCTGAAGAATGCAATGAAACTATCTCGGAATCTGGCATAAGAAAAATGTTAGTTAGACTAAACAAAGACGGATATTTAACGTTCGTCAAAGGTAACAACAAAGGGAAGAACAGCAAGAAAAGAGAAGGTTATAAAATCTATAAAACTGTTAAACCTATTTAATGGAGGGCGCAACAACGATGCAAACAAACTTATTAAGCTCAACTGATACAATGATCTTTAAACCAGCACTAGCGAAACAGATCGGTTTAAATGAAGCTATAGTATTGCAACAAATACACTATTGGTTAGAAAAAAGTAATCACAATTATGACGGCCGTGTGTGGGTTTATAATACAGCCGAGAAATGGAATGATCAGTTTTCCTGGTGGTCACTAAGCACTATGAAAAGAATGTTTAATAAACTAGAAAAGGAAGGTTACTTATTGACAGGCAACTATAATAAAAAGGGTTTCGATCGCACAAAATGGTATTCGATCGACTACGAACGTTTAACCTATGCATCGTGTCAAAATGAATCAACGGAAAGTGTCAAAATGAATCAATGCATCGTGTCAGAATGGCCCGATCCAAAGCATCAAAATGAATCAATGCAACAGGTCAATATGACACTAACAATACCAGAGACTACACAGAGAATACCAGAGACTACAACAAAGAAGGTCGCTGACGCTGTAGAAGTTCCGAAGAAGAATAACAAAATAGTATATTCTCCAGAGTTTGAAGAAGTATGGAAACACTATCCTAAAAAGAGAAACAAACCTAAATGTTATACAATATATATAAATGCTGTAGAGAATAAACACCATAATCATGACGTTATACTTTACGGTGTCATACAGTACGCTAAAGAGTGTTTAACTAAAGGTACAGACCAAAAGTACATTAAGTATCCAGAAGGGTTTCTGAACGATGAGAGATACCTTGAATACAGACGTATGGACGAAGTAAAAAAAGAACGTCCTAAATCTGAAGATATTGTACTACCATTCTAAAGGAGCGATAAAATGTTTGCTGGATATTCAACAAACCCAGAGAAGACGGTTATTGTTGGTTGGGACGCTTATTACACTGTAGTAGATTGGGATCAAGTTTTAGAATATGAGCCAGTGGCCTTTCTATACTTGCCACGAAAAATAAATTGTTGGGGAAAGGGGAAAAGGAATGACGTTTGAAGAATGGCACAAAAAGCGCATTGCATTTACCAATGAATCCAAAACTATTAAACAAAATAAAACGACGACTGGAGAGATTGAAATGACAAACACAGAATTAGTATTCGTAAACAATAACAATGAGGTTGTAACAGACAGTTTAACGGTGGCTGAAGTATTTGGGAAGAAGCATTTCCACGTTAAAAGAGATATTGAAAACCTTATCAATCAAATTGGGGATACATCCAATTTTGGATACATCGAATACAACGACGATCTAAACAGGAAACAAACGAAAGTTACAATGACAAAAGATGGATTCACACTTTTGGTTATGGGATTCACGGGTAAAAAGGCCTTAGATTTTAAATTAAAATACATTGCGGAGTTTAACAGAATGGAAGAACACATTAAGAGCCAACAACAACCTAAAACAGCTATTGAAGAAATCCATCAACTACTTATGCGTGGTACTGTAGAATTGAATGAGCGTGTAGGTGTCCTGGAAACGAAGATCGAAACAAAGATAACTATTGACCACCAGCAACAAAGAATTATGCAAAACACTGTAGAAGCCACGGTGCGCCACTTGTGGAACAACGGAACTAGCCACGGTCGTTTTACTAAGAAACAGCTATTTGCAAAAGCATACAGACGTTTAAAAGATCGTTACGGGATTACTAGTTATAAAGACATTCTAGAAAAGGACTTTGAAGAAGCTATTGATTACATGAGAAATTGGAAAGGTGAATAACTTTATCCAAAACTATTAAACATTTTATAAATAAATCTTTACAAAATATAAAATGTAATGTAAAGTAATAAGTGTCAAAGGGACACGGCCATCAAAGGTTTTAACAGTTATGGACGAAGAAAATCTGATATCCGAAACTATTAAACAATTAACTGGAGGAAAAACTAATGTTTAAACAAGAAATTAACAGTGAAAAAGAAGTTGTATTCATTTTTGATAGTAACGATATTGTACACAACAACACTTATATAGATAACGCTATGATTTATTTTGAAAAAGGTTATGAGATCAAGACGGATGAAACGATCAAAGGTGTTAGAACGGTTGTATTGCATTTGCCACAAAAGGCATTTGTTAAACAGATCGACATGAAAACAGGTAGATGTATGTATTACCCTATGAACGGCCCGTCTGGAGAGTTGTTGAAAGTAGATGCCGTATTTGATTACATTGACTGGTGCAAAGAAATAGACGTATTAGATCAAGATGAAAGAGAGTTAAAATATTCTATCGTAACCTATAGAGGTACACCGCAAGAATGTACAAAGTGTGGTTGTGAATCATACGAAGATGGCCCGCTATGTATGGGTTGTGATCTGGAGGTGACGGCGAATGTTTAATAAATTCAAGTTTAATAACGGCGATAAGGTGCGCAACATTTACGATCAAAAGGAAGGTACTATTATAAGACGTTTTCAAACAATCCAGAATTACGCAACGGGACCGAGCCGAGTTATAAGCATGGTAGAGTGGCGACTTGATGAAAATACAATGAGAATAAGCCCAGAAACTTGTTTGAAACGAATGGAGGGTTATTGATATGTATTTACCGTGGGAATGTGAGTCATGTGGTCATAAAGAATTAGGCGGTATGTTTGATACTTTCATAGAATGCCCAGAGTGTGAAAGTGAATGTTTCTATCATGGAAGTCCAGTAGAAAAAGAGGGTGAAAAGTAATGTGGTTATCAACTTCATTGATATGCCCTAGCTGTAAAGGCCATTTATTCTTGATGCATAGTGATAATGAAATACATTTGGAGTGCGACACGATCGCGTGCGATTATTCAAAAATGATAGACATACAGGAGGTTATTGACAATGATGAATAGTGAGTTAAAAGAAGCGCTCATAATTGGATCTGGTATGATGGCGTTTAGTTTCCTGGTTGTGTACATCATGAGTTACTGTATTACATACTTATAAATCCTGTTTTATTAAACAAAGGGGGAATTGTTTGTGAAGTCACCGTATGATTTTTATATTACACCGGATGAATATGAAGAAGCTGAAAAGAATGGTATTAGTCGCGATTTGTTAACTTGTAGGGTTAGAAAACTTGGATGGGGAAAGGAAGTTGCAATGACTAAACCACCGAGTTATAACGCAACTGGATGGAAAAATGTAAAAGAAATAGCTTTGAAAAATGGTATTTCTTATGCCACTTATGTAAAAAGGATTAAAGGAAAGTGGAGGTTGATTGATGCAATAAGCAAGCCGCCTTTTGATAGGTATCAATCGTTAAAATTGGCGACACAAGTTAATCCAAAAAACCAAAACAAAATATTGACAGATCAGCAAGCTAAAATAGCGTCATTAAATGGGATAAGTTATAGAACGGCAAAAGCTAGAATTAAACGTTCGAAATGGTCTATTGAAGAAGCTATTACTACACCAATTTTAACTCCACAGGAGCGCGGGAAAAGAGGGAAAGAAGCATCTTATTGGAGTGAGTTATAACTGTAGAATTGAAGCTATTAAATAAAACTGAAATATCGGTAATTTTAAAGTTCGGTTGACATGTATATATATGCTATTTAACAATAAGTATTGATATATATAAACAACTGGAGGTAACGAATTATGAAAAAGAAAAGTACAGCGTGGATTTTATGGGCATTATTCGGAACGTTTGGAGCACATAAGTTTTATGTAGGTCAATGGGCTACAGGTTTAGCTAAAATGTTTACATTGAATTTCTTATTTGTCGGCCTGGTGCTAGACATTACAAGGATCAATACAGATGTAGACGCTTGTAACTATAGAAACGAAAGACGCTTTTAAAGGCGTCTAGCGATCTATTAGAAAGGAGATGACAACAATTAGTAATAATGCATTAGCGAAATACAACAACCATACAGAAATGGAAATAAGCGTACTGGAAGCAATGATTGAAGATAATACATTGATAGATGAATGTAGGCTTTCAAAAAAACACTTTTTATCAGCGAAGAATAGAGAATTATTCGAAACTATCTGTAAATTGTCTGATAAAGAAATAGATGTAAGCCCAAAAATGATTATTGATCATAGTCAACTTGACATGGATCATTTAATGAGTGTTATGTCATACGGATCGAACAAGTCAAACTTTAGTTTCTATGAAAAGAAAATGTTTGATTTTATCGAAGTAGAGGAAATGAGAAAACACGCGTCGGAGTTTTTGAAGGCCACTGAAGATAGGAACAGTTCACACGCGTCAGAAACGCTCTTAAACAACGTTACAAAGATTAGTGAAGAAAAGGTTGTGAACAGAGAAACTTTCCAGGATATGCTTTCCGACAGGGTTAATACACACGCTAATATGAAAAGCGAAGGTATAAGCGGTGTCGATACTGGCTGGGACGGAATGAACAACTTTACAGACGGCTGGCAAGACGGCGACTTGATCATTGTTGGTGGTCGTCCTGGTATGGGTAAAACGGCCCTAACACTTGATAGTATGAGAAATGGAGCGTCAAGGGATTTAGAAAACGAGTACCACGGGAAGTATTTCAGTTGTGAAATGCCAGGATTCCAGTGTATTGATCGTTGGATCGCTGGACAATCACACCTTCCTGTAGGGTCAATGCGAAACCCTAACAAGTTTTTCCCTATACTTGATAGGCGAACGGGTAAACCAGGAGAATCTTATGCAAAATATACGATCGCTGTTGGTGAATTAAGTAATATGCCTTTAGAGATCAGCGAAGAAAAAGATTTACGTTTGATCAAAGCCGAGATAAGGAAAACGGTTAAAGAACACCCTACTAAAAAATGTGTATTCATGATTGACCACATATCACACGTTAAAGTAGAAGGTGAAGGTATGAATGAAGATAAAACAAGGTTTGCGCACATTGTACGAGAGTTGAAAGAGTTGGCCGTGCGTTTGAAAGTGCCTATCATTTTATTAGTACAGTTAAACCGTGGCAATACAAACAGGGAAGACAAAAGGCCCGCAATGTCTGACATTCGTGAAACGGGTGAAATTGAACAGGTGGCCGATGTAATTATATTCCCGCATAGAGAAGACTATTATGATCCAGAAGCGCGAAAGAAAGAATTCCAGGACGTTGAAATAATAGTTGCTAAAGCAAGACAATCACAGCCAGGTACATACAATATGATTTTCCACGGGCCGACAAATAGGTTTATAGAGGTCGAAAAGTAATGACGGTAAAAGAAATGTATATGGAAGCTAAGAACGATAGAGTTATGTCGCTCGTAATTGTTATTGAATCTTTGCTACAGTACGGAAAGATTAAATTTAACGATTGTTCAACGGCTATAAATCCATATCTATTAAACAATTATGGAAAATGGAATAAACTTATTGTTAATGAAATGATAAAAAGGGGTTGTTATAAATGAAACCAGGACTTAAAGAACAGCATATAGGAACTTTAAGAGACTTGTATGCTATGAAAGATAATTCGCATTGGAGAATTGAATGCAAAAAGCTAGGTGGTGCAAAAGATTTAAAACTTGAATCATTGCAACGTGATCTGGACGAAATAAACAAATGGATCGGCATAAGAGAAAACGAACTATTCGAGATCATGAAGGAGGAAAGGGCGATATGAAAAAGTGGCCAGAAGCTAGAATTGTAGTTTCTAAAAAAGAAGTCGAAAGGCTGGAGGATAGTAACAAGAGGTTAGAAAAGGAATACAACGATTTAGTTTGGCAAACAAGAAAGACGGTTGAAAGAATGGCCGAGAACGATGTGACAAGAAGAAGATATTTAGACGGCATTTATGATAATACAAAGCTATTAAGAATCAATGAAGAATGGGTGGAGGAAAAGTTATGATTACATATTTAGTAGGTGAGTTCATTTATTACTTAGTTGTATCAACGGCGGTTATCACACCTGTAGTTGCTGGCGGTGTGATCTTACTAGAAAAGGCTGAAGGGATCATAAACAATGAGAGTAAACAAAACATGGATGAATAAAACAGGCTCTCTTACCTTTGAGGTGAGAGAGTGTATTAAAAAAAACGTGTTGTCCTATAGATATTACACAATAAACGAGGACGGAAACGAAACTTTAAAGGGTGTTGCTGGTACTAAGGCCACGGCCGTTAAATGGCTGAAGAAAGAATATGACATAGAAGGTATGTTCAAGACCAAAAAGAAGCCCAGGAAGAAAGTTAACGCGGTCAAAGTAGAATATGACGGACACAAGTTTGATTCTATGACAGAACGTGATTTTTATATCATGATGTCGAACACGAAACACGTATCAAATATTGAATTACACAAGACTTACCACCTGTTAGACGGGTACGAGATCGCCAGCATTGTTAACCAGGCTGGGAAAAGGAAGGTAAGGAAGAAATCTTATACACCAGATTTAGTTTGTGATATAACAGGCGTCGGAAAAGTGGCCTTTGATGTGAAAGGAAGTAAAATGGCCATACCGCGTGACTTTAGTTTACGAAAGCATTTGTTTGAAGTGAAATACGGCATTCAATTAGTGGTGGCGATCTACAACAAGAAAATGAAAGTGTGGGATTATTCGTGAACGAAAATAAAGTGTACGGTCAATTAAGTATGATGGAATTATTACTACAGGAACATAGAGAAGGAAAACTTCATTTAAGCGATCTTGTAAGAAGTTTAAATAAGCGTATTGACACAGTCAATAAAGAGTTTGCAAAGAAGGTGTTACGTTAATGGATTTATTATGGAAGGTAACTTATTTAACGGATCAAGGAGAAGACAGCGTTGAAATACTAGCTAAAACAGCGCACAGCGCGGAAATGCATGTTGCTTTGAATTATAAACCTTTAGCTATACTGGAGGTGGAAGAAGCGTGAACCCTAGCAAATACAAGAGTAAACCAATGAAGGAATGGACTGATACAGAATTGATCTTGTGTAAACACGACACTTTAAGGGACACTTACAGCGCGCTAGATAAGGGATATTACAATTCCGCGCACGCATACACTAGAATTCTATCAAACATTAAGAACGAGATAGAAAGAAGAGGTATGAAAGCATGATAAAAGCAATTAAACGATTTATATGTAAACATTGGTTTAAAAGGCACGATTGGAGTTATGTTGCTGGCGTTACGATTAACGGAATAAAGGAAGAACATTATGTATGCTTGCGTTGTGGTAAACGATCAAAACCGTTGAGATACAAAATATTATGAATTACTATGATCAACGGCATGTGGAAGGAATGCGGAAATACATTGAATCGAAACTAGGCTGGCAACATCGAGAGGAAATAGAGTCCTGGGACATGGAAAAGACGTTCAGAGAGTTTAGAAGGTTATACCATAATGAGGACAAGCCCTTGACGATGACAGAGAAAAAGAAAGCGATCTGGAGGAGATAGCATGGATAAAACGATTGTGTTTAGAATTGTAACTAGTTTCGCTAACTACAGGACGGGACAAAGTGTATATATTGACGGCGTAGAAGGTCGGATAACTTCTATTAGATCGGTAACCATGACAAGCGGTAGGGATATTGAAATTATTGGGAGGTTTAAACCGTATGAACAGAAAGAAAAGAATTAAACGTTATTTCACGAAAAACAGACCTGTAAAGGTTAATCATATCAAATGCATTGAATGTGGGAAGCCAGTAGATGAAGAAAATTGGATCGAATTCTTATTCGAAACGTGTGGAGAGTGTTTTTAATGAGACAGATTAAAGTTGTATTACCTAAGGATCAGTACAAACCATCTATGAAAGATAAGAAGGAAATGGAATCATGGCTAAAAGAAATGTTAGAAAAAGATAAATACTGGTCAAAGATGAAACGCGGGCCACGATATAAGTTTACTAGGGTTGCTAGGTGGTGCGAACAATGCAATAAACAACTAGAAGCCAGAAACGATTATCAAATGAGATATGGGTTTTGTGATGTCTATTGCGGAGAAGTTTTGTATGGGTTGAGAACGTGATTACGAATTTGACCTATTCGATCGTGTCAATTTGACACAATGCATAGAATCAACGTTTGTTATATTATTCCAAAAATCTTGTCAAGTGTGTGATACAAAGTAAGAAAGTAGAGTTATTAAGGGTTCAAGGCTATGTATAGAAATTATTATTTTACTATTGCAAATTTTCGTGTTATATATAATAAGGAAGTTAAATGATTTTAAAAGAAAAACCGCTGATGTTTTGGCCTTAATGGATAAGTCTATTTATAAATAAATCGAAAGAAAACTAAAACATAATACCAAAAGGAGATTAATAACATGAAACAATCCGAAACTATTAAACAAAATGAGATGGAAGAGGAATATAATAACTTGTTAGCGATCTACGAACATTACATTTATGATCTACCATCTAAAGAAGGTTACATTCTGACTGAAGAAGACATGGAAAGACTTATTACAGGTTATTGCACAAGATACGAAAGAGCGTATACAGTTATTGAATCAAGGTTGTACCATGAATTAAGACCATATGATAAAGTTGTCGAGTCCCTATAATAGGGGCTCTTTTTATTGTTAAAATAAACAATCTGATAATTTAAAACTAACTTTATAAAAAACAATATCTAAAAGTATACAATTCTTGTTGAATAAAATTAGAGGTGTTACTATAGTAATTGTAAGAGGGACACACGCTCTCTTACCTGGTCGGAAAACCAGAACATATTAAATTTTGTATTCGATATACAAGATAAAATATTCTACACTTTAACAACGTTTGTTTTCGTATTTCAAATTTTGTTAAACGCGCCACCTGTTAGTAATTGCTCACACATACGCTAACAACATCTAATTTCATAATTGCTCAAAGTCTATGTCTATACGTAAAATCCTTGTTTTCTGAAATGGATCGAATCAATGGGAACGGTGAAAGCTGTTTGAATGAATCGAGGGAAGAGACATCTTCCTTTAAGGGCATAAGCGAGTTTTAATATATGTTCACCTCCAATTGCTATATATATTAACCTTGCTAACTCACACACGTTCTTCTCGTTTGTGCCTTTAAAGGAGGTTGGTTACCTCCAAACTTCGTTATGGTGACGATATACAGGTTTTTGTTCATTGTTGGTACACTCCTTATGGTTGGGGGTGGGACAATCGTTTTGTCCTTCCCTTTAAGGGTAATATCCTGGGCGCTGGGCGCATCGGTCTTATAACTCCTGTGAAGGCGCTAGGGTTGTTATAGGTGGAAGGGTTCGAATCCTTGACTATTACCTTTAAAGGGACGGTTAAAACCGTTACTACTATATTTTTTATCTACTATTAAAGTAGGTCATAGTAAAGGCGTAGTATTTTCGCAATATAACATCATGAAACAAGTGACAGCACAGTCACTCGAAAAGCCAAGTGAAGGAAAACACACGTACAGAAAACCCAACAGCCGACCGAACGAGTTGTAAAACAATGGTATGGGGTTTGCTAGTGTCACACACCCGCGTAGCAAGAAGACACTACTCCTTTTTGGATGAAACACATATGTGGGGTTAATGAAGTCTAAACGGCTTCATGATCTCATAAGGTGCATAAGGTTTTTAGGGCTAGGCATGGCCCACCTCCTTTTTCCTTGTGCATCTTATGAGGTGTGGAAACCTCTTAATAGCTGTTTTCAGATACCTGGACACTATTATAAACACTAAACAAATAACAATAGAAACTCACTTGCATTGGTGGGTAATTATTGTTCTACTAACAGGTGATACCGTCCTATAACGGTAAATAACTATCAAAGGTTATTATCAAACATACGATAGTTTAATAAAACATGATTCTAACTGATAACTAGGCGATCATGTCACACACAAAATGGATAGAAACGGATGATAACGATCTAAAGTATATCCGACTCTAAGGAGAATAAAAATGATCCTGGCTTTGCTGGGAATCATGGTTTAGCTATCTGGTATAACAGAGCCTTTAAAACGGGTCTGATAGGGTTCAAGTCCCTACTAAACCATTTCTTTTATAGTTACAAGTTGAGAAACAGGACTTTCGCCAGTCTTGTTTTTTCTACTATAAGAGCAAAAATAAATGAGGTGACAACATGAAAGAGAAGTTGAAAAAGTTAAAACAGGCATTATCTAAACCGTTGAAAAAGATCAAGATCAGTGTGACTATAAATATCAGTCGTGGTTGGTGGTATCGAACATGCGGTTTGGTTATTTTTGGTAGTGCATGGCAATGTGTAGCTGGCGGTAATAGTGCCTGGTATTATTGGGTATTGTTCGTTGCTGGATCATGGTTAGGTATGTACAACCTTGATAAAGGATATGCGAAATTATACCAGGAGGAAGACGGAAATGAACAAGATTACTCTAGAACATATTAATAATATTTTAGATAATACAAAGTTTGAAGTAGATGAAAAACACGGAAAACTAACTATTGTAACAGCTTTATTACCGAACGGTTTTACTGTTACTGAATCAAGTGGTTGTGTTGATCCTGTAAACTATGATAAAAACATTGGCATTGGAATTTGTAAAAGAAAGATTACAGATAAAATCTGGTATTTAGAAGGTTATTGTTTGCAACAAAAACTATATGAAAAAGGTGAAAAATAATGGAAAACACGGTAAATAAAAATCAAGCACATGAATTACAAATCCACGTACAATTAAAAAGCGGTCGTGCGGTATCGTTGGTAGAGGATGTAACGGAAGCTGTTCACGATGGTATGACACAAGAAATGCTATATGACGAATTGCGAAAAGATGGTGAAATGACTAGTGTTACAGGCCAGAAACAAGGCGGTAATATTGTGATGATCCCGCTAGACGCTATCGACTTTGTAGAAATGAATATCCGAACTTTTGATAAAGAGACTATTTAACGTCTCTTTTTTCTTTAAATCCAAAACTATTAAACATTTATGATATAATCATAGAGTAACTACAATCGTAGTAACCAATTAAGGAAG